CTTGAGGACCAGCATCACGTCCTGGGCGGTGGCCCCGGTGGTGTGCGTGGTCACGACCGCAGACACGGTCGAGATCCAGTCGGACGGCATGTTGGCGTCCTTGATGACCGGGAGGCCGTACAGCTCACCAGCGACCGCCTGGAACTGCGGGGAGTCAGTGTCGATACCCAGCGCGTTGAACGCACCATGGGACGGACGCACGAACATCGGGCGGCCAGTGGTGTCCTGTGCAGCGCCGAAGGCGTTGGCCCGACGGGGGTGGACCCAGATGCCGGTGGCATTGGCGAAGCGTGTCGTCTCGATGTTGTTGACGCCGTTGATGATCGAGCCGAGCGTGCTGCCCTTGCCGGTGAATGCGGTCACCGTGTTGGCCCCGGTGTAGACAACCGACCCAGCCACAGTGGCGGCGTAGGTCAGGATGCCCTGGTGCTGGCCAGCCGAACCGGAACCGGTAAGGATCGCCTGGTCGAGCACCTGGTCGTAGGACGCCGAGAGGTCCTGCAAGATGACCTGGTCGATGTTGGCACTCGACTGTTCGATCAGCTGGAGGCTCACGTCGGTCATGCCTGCGTAGGTGTTCACCGGTGCGCTGACGATGCCGGTGGTCAGGTCCTGCACGTTCACGCCAGCAATCGTGGATGTGGTGGGCGCTGCTTGGGCTGCGATCTGGGTCCCGACGACGAGCTTCGGTACGTTGATCGAGTTGGTGCCTGCGGGCAGCGGCAGGTTCGTGACCCGGTTGGCAGCAGGGCGGCCAGCGCGGAAGATCGGCACGAACGAGTCGATGAGGTACAAGGGGGCAATCAGGTCGCCACCGTAGCCAGCGAGCGAGTCAGTGGCCCGCTCTTCCTTGGCAGACTCCAGCCGGTAGGCCAGGTCCTTGTTGGTGCGGGCCTCGATCTCCATCTCCTGGCCGTGGCGGGCAAGGCGGGACTGAGCAGCAGCCACGTCGAACCCAGCCTGGGGGATGGCGATGGCGGTCATGTCCTGCAGCCACGACGCCTTGCCGCGTGAGGTGTAGGTCATCGGCTCACTGGTGACGCGGATCTCGGAAGCCGTGGTGATCTCGACGGCAGCAGCTGCGGCGGTGGCCTTGCGGGCCTCCTCGGCAGACAGCATCTCGATCTGGCTGTCGAGCTTGGCGATCTTGCCGGCCAGCTCTTCGAAGTCGGTGGCCTCGGCGTCGGTCAGCGACCGGGTCTCGGTGGTGGGGGCGACCAGCAGGTCGTCCATCTTGGCGGTGAACTTGGCGCGCTTGGCGCTGGCTGCGATAAGGACAGGATTGTCCATGATTGGCTCCTAGTAGTAGATGGGGTGGTGGGCACCTGACCTGCCGAGCAGGGTCCGAAGGTGTGAAGGTGATGCGCCCGACCAGCGTGTGCTGGGTCCGAAGGCGATATGTCTAGAGATCGATGCGGTAACGGCGGGCGAGATACAGGTCAAGGTCGTGGCGGATAACCGGGGCGACCTCGGGTGTGACGAGGGCCGGGATGTTGAGCCGGCGGACCATGGTGATGACTGCCGGGTCCTGGCGCAGTTCGTCCAGTTCGTCATCGGACAGTTCGGTCTCGCCCAGCAGCGAGCGCAGCGAAACGCTCGTCGATGGGTTTGCGCCGAAGTTGACGATTGAAACGTCGCCTCGATCAAGGCTCACTTCGGTGATGTCCCTTTGGGTGTAGTCCTCGTCCCAGGTCTGCGTCACGACCCGGAAGGCGAAGCTGCATTCGGACATCAGTCCCGACTCGACCTTGGCGGCGATGCGGGCAGCGTCGGGATCGGATGGGTCGCACGTTGCCGTGAACTCCAAGCCGCGGTCCGTGGCTTCGAGGGCGAGGCTGCCGTTGCGGGTGGCGGCCAGGGGCAAGCCCTCATGGTTCACCAGGAGCTGGACCGACGGGGCCTTGGCCAGCGTGGCGTCGAACGCTCCCCGGACCATGGTCTCTTGGTAGTAGCCCATGTCATACGGGCTGTCGGTGGACGAGGCCAGGCCCCTGAACGTGATCTGATCGTCGCCAGTACGGCACTCCATCTCCGAAGTCGGGAGACGGCGCACCTCCCGACCGGTGAGCATGTCGGCCTTGGCCTTGCGTGTATCGAGATCCATGACGCTCCTAGAAGCCAGAGGGCTGGGGCAGGCCGGTGATCTTGGCCACCGACGTTGTGTACAGGTTTCCGACGAATGCCACGCTGGCGTGGAAGACCACACGAACCCCCAGCGTCGAACTAGTGCTGGTGTCGAAGTTGAGCGAGACAGTCGGCTCACTCTCGAATAGGTACATATCCTCGGGGCGCAGGCAGTAGATCGTGTCGGCGGCGGCGCTCGCTGGGATCGCTCCGTCGCAGTACACCGGGATGTTGAGCAGCGGCCCGAAGGCACCCTGGTGGCCGGCGTCGGGGCTGATCTTCTCCATGTGGTAACTGCCGGTGCCGGGGCTGGCCAGCGGGCGGTTCTGGTTGTCGAGCGATGCGGCGATGACGGCCCAGCGACGGGGAGCCATGAGCCACACCTCGGGCAGACGGCCACGGTCGTTGCCTATTGCGGCCATGGCCTTGCCGAGCATCGGCCACAGGAGCTGCACGCCGGTAGTGCTGGAAGCGAACGTGGCCGATGAGCCGTCGATGGCGTGGCCAGAGGGCAGGGTGTACTGGCTCAGTCCAACCAACTGGCCGCCCGTCCCGCTGCCGGCCAGGAGCTGCTGCTCTAGGGCTGCGTCATAGTCTCGGATCAGTTCCGTCGACATGATCACGTCGGTGCCAGGTGCTCCGCCTTGGTCCATCAGCTGCTGGCTGACGACGAGCTGTCCGGCGATGGTGACCACGTTGGACGAGTTGGTCGCCGTAGTCGGGTCGGTCTCGTTGACAGCGGCGGCGTCGACCATGGTGGCGGTCTCGGTATTAGCGATCCCGGTCTGGATGGTGCGGGGGATGTTGATCGACTTGGTGCCCCTGGGCAGCGGGATCGGGTTCAGCAGGTCGGCCAGTGGGCGAGATGCGCGGGCGGTGGTCTTGAACTTGTCGATCATGTACATCGGCATGGCTAGGTCGCCAGCCGTGGTCGTGGTCATGGTGCGACGCTCTGCGGCGACCTCGAGCCGGTGGCGTTCCAGCCGTTCTTCGGACTGCACGTCCCGGCTGAACTTGCTGCGGGCAAGGTCGCCGAAGAACGAATGCGGCGAGTCGGGCTCGTAGGTGAGCGGCTCGTTGGTGACGGTCACGTCGGACATGGGGCTCCTAGTAGCTGGCGTTCGTGGGCAGGCACATGGCCGAAGCCGATGTCTGCCCCAGGATGATTGCGGCGGCGAGGAAGTGGTGACCGTCGGCGATGATGGTGAGGCCGTCGGCGTCGGCTACCAGCACGCAGGGCTGGCCGTCAGCGTCGGTCGTGAACTGGTTGGTGTAGTGGCGCATGTTGGGGTTCTGCACATGCCAGAGCAACTTGTCCCGCTGCAGGCGCTTGCTCGAGGCGGTCAGGTCCATGATCGTGACGGTCATGGGTTCGGCCAGTCCGAACTTGGCATCCTTCAGCGTGGGGACGGCGTCGGCCACTGGCCAGATCGTGGCGATCTTGTTGGGGTCGTTGCCCGCTGCGGGCAGTTGGTTGACGAACGTCACCGGGTCCATGCCCATCGGTGGGGTGAATCCTCGGCGCACTCGGGTCCAGTTGATCGGCACGGTCACTCCCCTGCTGCGTCTGAGTTGCCCTTGGCGGGTGACTGGTCCATGCCGCCGCCGATACCGCCCGAGGACAGTGACGGGTCTTGGAACACAGGGGAATCAATCGGGGCGAAGTTGAGCGGGGCCATGTGGTCGTCGCCACCGAGTCCGATGTTGGGCAGATCCTCCATGCCCCGGATCTCGTTGATCGACAAGATGCCAGCGTTGCGGGCCAGCGTGTACCGCTGGTAACGCTCGAGGCTGGGGGCTCGGACCATGTCGGTGAGGTCGAAGCGGACGGTCTGCTCTGGTGGCAGGTAATCGTTCAGCTGTGATTCGATCTTCACCATCCACGGCCCGAGCGTGTACTGCTGGAACGACATCGACATCGACTCGACGCCTATGCCCCAACTTGTGGTCTTATCTGCCGATCCGAGACCGAGATGCGGGGGGACACGAAACCAGGCGCAGATTTCAGCGGCGGAGAAGTTGCGACTGCCGAGGAACTGGGCACTCTCGGGGGCGAGCTGGAGTTGCCGCCAGGTGACGCCGCCGGTCAGCACCGCCGGCATCTGGCCACGTCCCACGCCCTGGTGGCTGGACCGCCAGGCCCTAGCTAGTTCCAGGGTCTCCCGCTCGCTTAGATCCTCGGGTGTCTCCAGGACGCCAGAGGGCTGGGCCGAGT